GAACGCGAGGTATGGAATATTAACGAATAGTCTTTAGTCAGCCCCACAGTAAATGGTCGGGGTGCTTATGCCCCCAATGATGCGCGCACAGGCTATCGGGGTGCGGCTTACCCCACGGCGTATCAGTCCACGGATTGCAGTACCTAGCGGGTAGCACAGGCGTATCCGGGTACTGCTCTTCCTTGATCCGGGTCAGGAGTTTGGGTCCGGTCTGCCAGTCAATCGAACGCGTTTCCTTAGCGATGTTTCCGGGGATAGCGTCAATCACCGCACGAATAAGCGGCTGCTCCGGGGCACTCATCATCCAAGCGTTAGAGATCAGCCAATCGTCAATCTCATTCGCAAGCAGAACATCCATCTGCGTGAACTCGTCAGGGATTGGGCGCAGCGGTTCCATATCGGTGTTCACATACAACCCGCCGTAACGGTACAGCAGTTCGTAACCCAACAAGTCTGCTTGCGCCACTTGGATGATGCTGGTTGTCTTTGCCGCTCCCGCAATCGGGGTCCACTCCGTACCGCAGTTCACGAACAGCGATTCGTTAATGAGTGGTGGGCGGTTATCGTAACCCCATTCGATCACTTGCCAGTCAGGGTTCAATTCCTTCCACCGCTGCCCGTACTGAACGTACTCGTTTGGCATTTCGCGTGGCCCGAACCATGCGCGGTGTATCAGTTTGGGGATCGCCACGTTACGCCCTCATTCTCACGGAACCAGTTAACGGTACGTTCGATGCCTTCCGCGAGCGGGACAAACGCATGCGGCGTGACACCGATCAGATGCAGAGTGTCCACGTTCGCTGATACGACCGTACCCAACTGCTTGACGGCGCGGTTCACGGCGATTCTGTCTAGCGCAGGCATCGCCTCCATCACGGCATCCTGTACGACCTTGACCCGCTGCGGGGTAGAGAGGGGACCGCCTTCCGGTTCCCCGGCACGCATGGGCACGGATTCGATAACGGCTGTGGGGATGAATCGCTGTACGGCGTGCGCCACATCCAACACCCGTAACGGTTCACGGTTGCCTACGTCAATCGGATGCGCAGGCACCACATCGTCGCTAGCGGCTTCCAGAGCCGATACGAATACGGCTGCTACGTCGCCTACCCATACCGTGTCGCTGTACTGTGTACCGCCTCCGTAGAGCCGCATAGGGTCACCTGAGAGCGCAGAACATACGAACGAGGGTACGATCTTGCGGACCTTGCTAGGGCCATAAGGGGCGGGTGCTGACTGGCGTGGCCCGTAAGCGTTCATCGGGCGCACGGCTGTAACGCGTAGCCCCCTGTCCTCGCGGTACATCTTAACGAACTCTTCCCCGCACGCCTTAGTGAGACAGTAGGTGCCGCGCCCGATCCCTGAGTTCCCGACAGCCGCGAACACCACGGGCAGGTTGTAACGGCTAGCCGCCTCAAAAACGTTAAGGGTGCCGATGATGTTTGTCTCCGCAGCAGGTCGCGGGTTGTCGATAGTCTCAGCCGTGCCCAACACAGCCGCTAGATGAATGATGCCGTCAACGTGGGCGGCAAGTTCATGCACGATGGTTTCATCCCGCACATCACCCAACAGCGTGTTAACGCCACGGGACTTGTGATCTAGGATCAGCGGCTTGTGACCGCGCCTGTGTAGTTCGTCCTGAATCCACGACCCGATGAATCCGTTACCGCCTGTGATTCCGACGATCACCGCATACCCCTCACGTTACGTTCCGCTGCTGCCATATCCGTGCGTAGTGTGATGTTGTCCCCGTGGATGACGTATTCATAGTCGATATCCGGTGACGCGTGGAACCGTGCCCCGTTCCTGGCGGCGTCAATCCAAAACATCCAATCTTCACAGACCATATCCCGGTACGGTGACCGCTCCCAGACCCAACGCCGGAACGGTGAACCGGAGAACACTAGGTTGTGTGGGGATTTGAGTATGTCTGCGCGGGTTGCGTGACGCGCTGGCAACCATTGACCCGACAACTGAATCCCGAACATATAAACGTCTGCGTCTGTGTGGTCTAGGTTGTTGAGTGCGTGAGGGAAAATCACATCATCTATGTCCATCTTGCACACCCACTCCGTGTTAACGGCGGCGATAGCCTCATTCACTAACACCTGAGGGTGGTTAACGAACGTGCCGTGAGCCTGCTTAAATACCGCGCTAGACAAATGCACTTCACCTAGTGTGGCTATTGCTGACGGCACATCATCGGTCACGATCAGTACCCGGTCAGGTTGCCGTTCCAGCATTGTGACGGCGCGCATCCAACGCGGCAGGAACGCCCGGTATTTGTCCCCGTAAGCGACGGCTACTAGGCCGATGCTCACAGCGCGTCCCACGTTTTACGGTCGATAACCCCGGTCACATTGAGCCCCTTACTGTCCTGAAACTGGCGCACCGCTAAAGCGACCGCGTGACGGTAACGCCCGTCTAGTGGCCCGTCGTACACTCCGTGTTGCGCTAGACGCGACTGCGCCCACAGCACAAGCATCCCCCGGTCCTCTGTATCTAGGGTGTGCCTATAGTCGGGGCGGTCTTTCGGCGCGCTGCTACCACTTGTGTGTGTCATTAGTTTGCGTGAACCCTTACGCATATCCGGTATCCTAATGGTGCGAAGCGTGATAACTGAATGATGCCACCCGCACGGAGGAAACATGCCATACGAAACGCCGGATTGGGTGGCGATTGTCAGGGATGCCGCAATAGTTCTCGCGTTCCTTGTCGCACTCATCGCCGCGTTAACGGCTGTGGGCAAGTTTTTTATCGTCAAACCACTTGAGCGTTACATAGATGAACGCACGCCCCGTAACGGCGGTAAGTCTTTGGGTGAACTGCACACGAAGGTAGACACATTAGGGGAACGCATCGCGCGTATCGAAGGGGAAATAACTCGTTTGGATGACGAACTTGACTCCCTCTAAAAAGCCGTCGTGGAAACTGCGCAGGCGCGCAGTATTCGGAAGCCTGCTGTTCGGTGTCGCTGTCATCGTTTATGTCGCGCTTAGGTGGGATGACACAGCACTCGCACAAACGTTAGCGTTAGGCGGGTTTGGTTTGATCGGGGCTGTTGTCGCGGCTTATGTCGGGGGTGCCGCGTATGAGGATGTGAGAAACTATCAGACAGACGCCGCATACCTTTACGGCGAGACAGAGATAGCAGATTACGGCTTGGAGGGCGAAGGATATGTGGAGCGGTAAGTGGTGGATGCTCGCCACAGAGAGGGCCGCTAAGACGGCTGCGCAGATCGTCCTCACCATCGGTGCAGGCAACGCATTTAACCTGTTCACGGCTGATCTACAGTCCATTTTGGGGCTTGCGTTGGGTGGCGCTGTCCTGTCCTACGCAACGTCGATTGTGTCTAGTGAGATCACGAAGAGCGACGACCCGACTCTGCTGCCTAAGTCTGTGAGGGATGAGTCGTGAGCGGCATATGGCTTAAAGACCTTGCCGACATTTTGCGCAAGGCTAACGTTCCCGTTATCGAAGAGTCTTACAACCGTGGCCCGTATGCGGGTAAGTCGTGGAAGCAGGTCGGGTTTAACGGTCAAGGCTACAGGCAGTTCCGTTACATTCTCTGGCATCACGACGCGTCACCGCATGGTGATTCGCCCGGTGCGCTTGAGTGGATGAAATACATGGAGATAGCCCCGGCAGGCGCGATATGGGTTTGCTCCGGGTGCAACGGTAAGCACGCGTCAGGAACGTGGCATTTGATCGCCGCTGGTTTGTCGAACCATGCAGGCACCGGGGGTTACGATCCGAAAAAGGGCGGCAACACTTGGAGCGTTCCGAAAGATGGAATGAACGCCGTGAGCCTAGGCATCGAAACAGACCACACTTACGGGGAGTCGTGGAAGGGTCGTAAAAAGCAGGCGCAACTTAACTCCCTGCGCAGGGGAACAGCCGCGATCATGCTCGCATACAACCTTGACCCTAAGCCCGGATTGCTCCGGCACTTGGATTGGACGAACGGACTGATCGACGGTAACGGCAAGTTCACTACCTACGGGCGCAAAAACGATATCGACGGCTTAGACCTTGCCGACGAACGCGCAACCGTTAAGCGCATCATGGGTGAACTCCGCAAGGGCACAGAGTCACCGAAACTGCGCGCCACCCGCAGACAACTCGCACGCACACAAACAGCCGCGCAAGAGCGCAAGGCTGCTGGCGAGTCCATCGCCGGATACCCCACCTTCATCCGTAAACTGCGAGACAGGATCACCCGACTCACAAAGGGGTAACCCCGATGCCGTCACTCGCAGACGCACTATCCGCAGCCATACCAAACAAAGGTGGACCCTCATGCCACCTATGCGACGTAATAACAGACCTGCCTAACGCCGACAAGGAAGCGTTAAACGCAGCCATGAATGATCGCCGCATGACAGCCACCATGATCACAAAAGCACTAACAGATAGCGGCTATGATGTAGGCGTAGCAAGCGTACGACGCCACAGACGCGGCGAGTGCGCTGCACAGAACGTGGGATGACGCGCGCCCCACACAGGCGGGGAGCGGGACGCGAGTGCGCCCCTCTCTCAACTCCCCTCCCCGCCACCCCACCACACGTTAAAACCAACTAACCGGACGCGTTAAAAAAGGGCACAGGGGCGGCAGTATCCTAGAAAGCATGCAGACCGAAGGGCCACACCCCATGAGCGAAACAGCATCGGTCAAAACAGAGGATCAGATCGAAGCCGCCGTACTCGCCTACCTCCGCGACGTATACGAAGACCCCGCAATCATCACCGGGTGGGTTGTGATCGCTGAGTTCGTGGACTCTAAGGGGATACCTGACCTGCACGCGTTCGCCACAACAGGTATGCCGTACTGGAAGATTAACGGCATGTTGGATGCTGCCCCGTCAGAAATCGCCTACACCTATGACGATGACGATGAGGACGATGACTGAGATCGCGTCCCTGAGCCGTGACCTTGACCGCCTCATCCGGGTAGTCGGAGAAATGAAACAAGCCGACTTGGATACGTTGGAAGGCGTGTTAGAGCGTGGCCTGATTCATGTGATGGTGGAACGTCAATTGCGGGTGCATACAGGCGTGTCTGCGTTGCGTCCGGTGTCCTGACTGACAGACTTACGCGCGTGCCTTACTTCACGCAGAACAGGGAAATGCGCCGTGATGGTGTGTGGAACTTTACGCTTCCGGCGTGGGTAGTTGAGTTACCAGACGGTTCGCATTTTAACGTGTGCCCTAATGCGGGTGCGTGCGCTAAGTTCTGCTACGCCCGTAACGGAACATATCTGTTCCCCAAGGTGCGCGGTAAGCATCTGTCTAATCTGCTGCTTGTGCGTGATAACCCTGATTGGGTGAACATCCTCATGGGTGAGTTACGGCATAAGCGGTTTAACGAAACGGGTGTGAGCCGGGTGATACCTGGGCTTGAGTCCACCGATCACCTGTCGCCGTGGGCGAAGCATTGGCTCATGGTGGGTGGGGCGGCTGTGCGTATCCATGACTCCGGGGACTTTTTCTCCCGCGACTACCTGAACGGGTGGAGGCAAATCGCGAAGCGCAAGCCGCACATCCTGTTCTATGCGTACACGAAAGAGGTCGCGATGGTGAAGAGTGCGGGGCTGAACCCGGCTAGTAACTTCCTTACCTGTTACAGCATGGGTGGGCGGCAGGATCATCTGATTGACAGGGCCACAGATAGGCACGCAGATGTGTTCCCTGACGAACAGGCGTTAACGGATGCGGGTTATTTCAGTCAGCACGCGAGCGACCTGCTGTGTGTTCTCGCGCCTAGCAACCGCATCGGCATCCCCCAAAACAACATCCCCCACTTCCGTAAGGGTCTAGCGGGTCGCACGTTCTCACAGGCGCAACAGGACCGGGCACGGGTAGTGGTGGCGTAGTGGCGATAAAGGCAGCACGCATCCGGCTCATAGAACAAGCCGCCTGCCGGGAAGCGGACCCCTATATTTTCAACTTCACAGACGGACCATTCGTGTTCATGGCTCTGCGCTACTGCGACCGATGCCCGGTAGTGCGAGAGTGTGATGAGTTCGTGCGCCCCCGGAAATCCTTTTACGACGGTGTAGCGGCAGGCAAGGCGTGGCGTAACGGTGAGCGTGTAGAACCTGACAGCGATGGGCGTAGAATCCCCACCGCTCGCGGTAAACTAACAGAATGATGAGTCCCCTCACGGCTTACGCGGTGTCAGTTCACGAACTGTACCTAGCGTTTCGTGAGGCAGGATTCACGGAGGCTCAGGCAATTTTTCTGACAGCGCAGAGGATGAACGCAGATGCCAAACGATAACGTCGGGTCGCATAAGGATGAGTTCATCGAACTAGGGTCTAGTGGTCTGCGCCGATCCGGTGGAACCATTACGGAAGAGTTCCTTGCGAACCTGCAAGGCGTCAAGGGCTTTAAGGTCTACCGTGAAATGCGGGACAACGATCCCGTTATCGGGGCGATGCTGTACGCCATTGACAAGGTTATTACCCGCCTTGAGTGGCATGTGGAGGGGGAGGATGAGCGCACCACGACGTTCGTACAAGAGTGCCTAGATGATATGTCGGACTCGTGGGATGCGACGCTACAGAACATCCTTTCGATGCTTGTTTACGGATGGTCTTTCCACGAGATCGTGTACAAAATCCGGGGCGGGTTAACGGATGATCCGCGCACGAACTCGCGGTTTAAGGATCACCGCATCGGGTGGCGCAAGTGGCCCGTGCGCGCGCAGGAGACTTTGCAAGAGTGGATGATTGACGAGCGTGGCGGTATTCAGGGGATGGTGCAGATCGACCCGTCCGGTGGCGGGTTGCACCGTATCCCTATCGAAAAGGCGTTGCTGTTCCGGACGACGACGAACCGCAATAACCCTGAGGGCTATTCGCTGCTGCGTAACGCATACCGTCCGTGGTTCTACAAACGGCGTATCGAAGAGATCGAAGCGGTCGGCATTGAGCGTGACCTAGCAGGTTTGCCTATGGCGTTTGTGCCACCTGAGTATTTGATGAACACGGCGAACCCCGCGCAAAAGGCTGTGCTGCAAGCGATCACGGATATCGTGCAGAACGTTAAGCGCAACGAGCAAGAGGGCATCGTGTTCCCCGCCGCTTACGATGAGCAAGGTAACCGGGTGTTCGATCTGCAACTGCTGTCCGCTAGCGGGGGTAGGCAGTTCGACACGGGTGCCGTTATTCAGCGTTACGATCAGCGCATTGCTATGTCGCTGCTGTCTGACTTCCTGCTGCTAGGGAGTGACCGGGTTGGGTCGTTTGCGTTGGGTACGGCGAAGATTGACCTATGGACCCTCGCAGTAGACAGTATCGCTAAGACGATCGCGGAGGTTGTGAACCAGTACGCGATCCCCCGCCTGCTAACGCTTAACGCTATGCGTACCGATAAGTTGCCGTATCTCACTTACGGTCAGGTCAGTAGCGTGGAACTGAGCGACGTTGCCGACTACGTTTCGAAACTGGTTGGGGTGGGTGCGATCATGCCTGACCCGCAGTTGGAAGAGCATTTGCGCCAGTTGGGTGATCTTCCTGATTCGCAGCCTCTCGTTTAGGCTGTTGCCGTGTTGCGGTTTAAGGCGCGTCGCCGTCAGTCGCCTGCGCTGAAACCTCAGGGCGAGTTGACCGCGAGTGAACGTCGCGTTATTCGCTTGTTGGATGAGGCGATGCAGGCTGTCGCGCGGCAGGCGCAGTCGCAGTTGACGCGTATCGCTGACGCTGTAGCGCATAAGCCGGAAGGTGCTGTGGCTGATCTTGTCACGGTGGACCCGTGGTATGAGTTGCAGCGCGCGTTGGAAGCGGAGTTGGTTGCGGAAGCGTTGGATGCGGGTTCGCGGGTGCAGTTGCCTGCTGTGCAAAAGGCGACGCTGAATTTCGCGTTTGACCGGGACCGTCCTGAGTCGGCGGCGTGGGCGCGCACGGAGTCAGCGAATCTCGTGCGGGAGATCACGGAGGGTCAGCGGCAGACGATCCGTGACGTTATCGTGTTTGGGCAGGAACAGGGGTTGTCCCCGCAGGATACGGCGCGGAGGATTCAGCAGAGCGTTGGGCTAACCAGTCAGCAGGCAGGTTGGGTGTCGAACTTCCACAGCCGTCAGGTATCGCAGGGGCTCGCTGCGGGGATGACGCTGGAACAGGCTATGGCAGCCGCTAACGGTCCCACGGGGAAGTACCAGCAGCAGATACACCGCTACCGTTCTATGACGATTGCGCGTACTGAGATCATGCGCGCGAACAGTCAAGGCAGGCAGGCGGCGTGGGATCAGGGATTGACCGGGGGTTGGATCAGTCCCACATCGAAAAAGGAATGGATTGCGGAGTCTGACGCGTGCGATATCTGTATGCCTTTTAACGGGACGCGTGTGGACGTTAAGGGGCAGTTCCCCATCGGTGAGCCTCCCGCGCACCCGAACTGCCGTTGCGATGTGTTGCTGATTCCTGACCCGGTGCCTGCTGATCTTGCGGGTATGTCGGGTGCTGAGTTGGATTCGCTGATCGGTGATCTGCTGTCGGGTGATTTGTTGCCGACCGTGCCGACTCCGGGTGCGCAGCCGTTGCCGTCTGTGCAGTTGCCGTCTGTCGCGCCGACTAACGCAGCGCGGCATGGGTTCGACTATTTCGCCGCTGACGAGTACGCGTACTTCATTGACAAGGTGGACCGTTACAAAAAGGCGGGAAGTAGTAACCCGGAGGACACGATCCTTAAATCCATGCTCAAGGATCAAGGATTCGACGCGAAACCTGATCTTGTTGACGATGCTACGTTCCAAGCGTTGCGCGACGACGACACCTACACCTACATGGGGCGCGGCTTGTCGAATGATGAGTCTTACAACGTGGAGTGGTTCGCGGAGAACTTTAAAGATGGGGAACTGTTCGCGGGTCGCGGCATCTTTGGTAACGGTACTTACATGACGCCGGATGAGGAAGTCATGCAATGGTTCTCCCGTTACGCCGCTGACGGTTCGCCGCGCGCGCATGGCACGATTGTGGATTCGCTGCTTAAGCCTGACGCGAAGGTGATTGACTATGACGACGCGTACAGGATGATGCAGGAAGCGACGCCGTATTCGGAGCGCAAAAAGTATTTCGATGCGACAGGGCATGGCTACACGGCACCGAATAAAAAAACAGATGATCGTCTGTATGGGCTCATGGACGTAGGGCGATGGGCAGTAGCAAACGGATACGACGCAATCCGAATCCCAAACCCGGTGATCGGTGGCAGCCCCATCGAAGCCACCTACTACAATGTGTTAAACCGGGGCGCTCTCGTTGTCAGGCGCACGACACGCGACCGTGACCCGGCGTATAACGACGTAGGCAAATAGAGGGGTAACGCATGGACAGGGTTATTAAGTTCGCGCAGTTGGATGCAGCCGTGGGGCGCATCAAAGATTGGCTGAACATCGAAGTGCAGGAAGAGATCATTACGGCGGCGCGTGAGGCGGGGTCGATAGATCGGATGCCTGAGCCGTACAGGTCTTGGCTTGGCATGGAGTTTGACGAGTTGCCGCCTGAGGTTCTGGAAGTGAACTACGGGGAGATTGTGGCTGCGCGGGAAATGGATTGACCCGCCCTCCGGGGAAGTGAGGACGGGCCAAACCAGATCAGGGCGCGGTCAGTCGTCGTCGTAATCCTCGTAGTGAATCCAACCGCTGTCGTCGCCGTACAGTCGCGTTAGCACTTTGCTGATTGCCTTGCTTTCGCGCTGTGTTACCGGGGTCATGTTCAGGTCGTGAAGATCGCTTGCGGAGTCGCCGTACCATTGCCAGTAGCGTCCTGCCATATCGCGTAGCCGCTTCATGCTGATCTGTGATGGGCGTAGACCGTCGCGTAGCAGGTTAAGGATCGCGGCGTGTGTATGTGGCGCGTCGGGTTGCATGGTGATGTGCAGGGTGATGGTCGTGCCGCTCATGGGATGTGCCCCTGAACTCTCGCAGACTCTAGGCAAGCCGCGCAGGTGACTGAACTAGGGAACCCGGTGACGGTCGCAGGGTCTTTCAGTCCGGTGATCCCGCAGTAGGTTGCCCATCCCGGTCCCCCAATCAGATGCCGCGCGGTCAT